ACCCAAAGACTCGTACACCCCCCGCCGCCCCGCCCCCAATAAATAACTCAAAGAGGTATAATATGGTCAGAATGACAACAGGACGAAGAAAAACTTTCCGTTCCATAAAAAAGGTTGCGACAAGAGGTAAAGATGTCATAGACACCGTTATCGAAGCAACCGAAAAAGGCAAAGAATTTGTCGATAATATTTCTCAAATGCCCGTTAAGGAAGTAATGACGACAGCTGCCAAGCTAGCACAATCGAAGAAATCTCCGATTGGAGCCACCGGGTTAAATCTTTTACCAAAAGAGGCAAGAAGCGTAGTCTCGAGCACCGACGCGATCGGAGATTTTACCTCATCGGCGAGCATGTTCATGTATCGTCCACCACGAAAAAGTAATCGTGCTGGATTTACTAAGTACCAATTGAAAACTGGTGCGACTCGAACGAATTCCTCACTGAGCAATCAGGTAGGAACGTCAGATATGAATATCTTAGACGCTATCCAGGTTGAGAACAATCCTGACACGGATGCAAAATACTCAAACCTTTCAGTAAAGGAAGCCTTCGATAATTATCTATTAGCGGCTGGCCTGAAGGATACTGCTGGTACGTCTTACGACCAGAAGATCCAGCAGACGTCAATCCATGTATCATCATTGCAGTCGGAGTTAGTAATAACGAACAACAATAACGACACCGTAATGGTGGATTTGTATGAGTTGGTACCCCAACATACACTAGGTCCGAGTCAATATGTTAACGAGAACCAAGCGACAGGTTATATGTCGCCGGTCTGGACCTGGACACAAGGGTTGTCTGACACAGTCATGGTCGACGACGCACTTAGTCGTTCGTACTTCCAAGCAAACCCGTTCAATTCCTCGTTATTTTCGAGAACGTGGAAAATTGTAAAACAGGTTCGTGCCAACATAAGTGGTGGATCAACGCACCGTCACAAATCGGCTTATATGATTAATAAGACGGTGAGCTATCCTGAGATGGCTCAATTTACAACTCGAGGTGGTAAATTTGCTGGATGGAACCCTACATTCATGATAGTACAACAAGGTGTACCTACTTCGGCAGCACAAGAAGGAGTAGCGTCAAGCATAACAGTTCGAATGAATGCTCAGCTGAATTATGAGGCTTCAGCAGTTGAACAAGCACGTGTGATTGTCTTTGACTCGAAAACCTAAGTGGCGTCTGGATGGCGAGTCAGCATGGTTGGGTTTTCACCCTAAACAATCCAAGTATCGAAGAGTACCCATTGAAGTTTGAAGAAACATCTAGCGGTAGACGATACCCTATCGCCAAGTGGGAGTTGCCTCGTGCAACTCTCGCTTTCTTAGGTTGTGGTAGAGAACGAGGTCAGTCGAATACACCACACCTACAAGGACTTTTAATAAGTTCACGACCAGTTTCATTAAAGAGTTTGAAGAAGTTAAACCCTAGGGCCCACTGGGAACCAATGCGAGGTTCGTTCAAGCAAGCTCGTGAATACTGCGAAAAAGAAGGCAAGTTTGTCCAATGGACAAAATCCGGTGAGTCAGTAGCAAGTCTGTCACGTTATGTTCAGACTGATTTGGAAATATTTCAAATGATCCAACAATCAGATACTGATTTAAACAAGTTATCGGTAACGATGCTTAAGCAAGAAAAAAAACTTGCAGAATTATCTAAAAGAATAGAAGATTTAACAAAGCTTCAGTCTCACTTTCTCCTAAAACAAGACAATTTCCAGAATTCCATTCTTAAATTATTATCGCAAAAGAAAATTTTGAACACATTATCAGACGAAGATCTGATATAATAGTAGGTGGGGGGTGGGAGAGACGAAGGGCTAGTATT